AACTAGCCATACATTTGTGGCTGAGGGAATATGCTCCCATAATAGCTTTAACAACACGTACGACAAGGGCCGCATGGATCTCATTCCGAAAGAAGACCTACTGCCCTACGCGGGCGGGGACACTGACGCCTGCCTACAGGTTAGTAGGGTGCAGCGTAACCACCTACTGCGGGATCGACAGCTAACCAACTTCTACATGCGCCATACGCAGCGAGTGTCTGACGCCTTCGCCAATATGGAGTACCGAGGCGTGGTGGTGGACATAGACCGCTACAAGGAGCTTAAGGTCGAAGTTAAGAGCCGCATGGAGGAGTTACACACCAAGGCGGTTAAGATGCTCCCTAGGACGCTCCAGTTGCGCCACAGGGATAAGTTATCGCTTACCCGCCCCAGTATCATCAAGGAATTCATGTTCACGCCGCACGGCCTGAATCTGAAGCCTATAGATGTAACTGCTAAATCGGGAGAACCCTCCACGGCTAAGAGCCACCTACAGCAGTTTGCCGACCACCCAGAGGCGGGGCCATTTATAGAGGCCCTGTCCGAGTGGGGGTCCGCGAAGAAAACTATGAGCACCTACATTACAGGGTTTATGAGCCACATCCGCTCGGACGGCAAGTTCCACCCGGTCTACTATCTGGGCAAGAGTGCCCACGGCGGTACGGATACGGGTCGAAGTTCTGCTAAGTACCCGGCTATACAAACACTGCCAAAGCATACTATCTGGGCTAAGCCTTTGCGTACGGTCTATGTCCCGCCCGAGGGGCACGTTATCCTTAAGCTCGACTACTCTCAAGGAGAGCTACGGGTCACGGCCTGCGTGGCTAACGAGACGACCATGATCCAGACCTACCGCGACGGGATCGACCTCCACCTCAAGACGGGTGCCCAGCTAAATGGGTACACTACTGAGGAGGCGCTGGCTATGATGTCGTCTGAGAATCAGGCGAGTAAGGCCCTGATCAAGAAGATCCGCCAAGGCGGGAAGGTCGGGAACTTCGGACTCATCTACGGCATGTCTCCCGGCGGTCTGGTAGCCTTCGCGTGGGCAGTTTACGGAGTTAAGTTGAGTATAGGCGAGGCAACTAATTTCAAAAACAGCTTCTTCAAACTCTACCCCCGCCTTACGGACTGGCATAACCACGCCAAGTCGACGGCCCTGCGGAATAAATTCGTACGGTCGCCGCTGGGGCGCATCCGCCACCTGCCGCTGATTAACAGCTCGGATCAGGAAATGCGGGCGCGGGCTGAGCGCCAGTCCATCAACGCACCAATTCAAGGCACGTTGTCGGACATGTGTGAGTTAGCCATCGCTATCCTGTATGAGCAGTATCCGGAGCTGTGGACGTTCGGGTTCACCCATGATGAGGCCCAGTTCTACGTCCCGGAGGACGACGTGGTCCTGTGGGCTACGCGCATCAAGGAGGTTATGGAGAACCTGCCCCTGCACGAATTCGGCTGGAATCCGCCTCTGACATTCGTGGTAGATGCGGACTACAGCGCGGAGAACCTAGCACTCTGCGAGGATTTGATTTTGTAGGGGGTGGTCCGGTATAGTTATCAGCTACTTACGAGAGGAACGTAATGAGCGACGATAACCTGCCAACGGCAGCCGATACCATATACGGCGGAGTCACAACAATTGTAAAGGGCGAGGAGTTCAGCAAGGCTGAGACCGCCCTTTTGCAGAGTAACGCCCTGACTGTAGATGATGCAGATGTCTACCAACATACCGCCAGTGCGGACGGTAAGGGTACTAACATCATCCAGCCTACGTACCGACCAATCCAAATGTCGTCTCTGACTCATGAAAATAACACGCTATTTCAGTGCGTTACGGCCATGGAAGTTAATATCGACGGCACCGGATATGAGATCTCCCGCAAAGACGGCGAGGTCCACACGGAGCAAGATGCCGAGACTATTCAAGGACTTAGGGACTTCTTTGACGAGCCCTATCCATGTATCTCGTTCACGACTATGCGCCGATACCTGCGCCGGGACTTGGAGTCCACGGGCAACGGCTACCTAGAGGTTATCCGGGACGTCGAGGGCGAGATCACGTTCCTACAGCATCTGGATGCCAACCTTACAGCTATGGTCCGACTGGATAAGCCTGTACAGGTCAGCACCGAGATTACCCGCCTAGGCAGGGACAAGACTGTCAACCTATATAAGCGGGAGCGACGCTTCGCCCAGAAGATCAACAACAAGATGGTCTACTACCGGGAGTTCGGCTCCAGCCGCCAACTTGACCGCATCACGGGATACTGGGAAGGAGACCCCCGCCTCAAGGAAACTGAAGCCTTGGCCCCGGACGGAACTATCCTGCCTGCACGTCGGGCCACTGAGATCATACATTTCCGGGTTGTTAAGGACGTGAAGACGTCGTACGGCGTGCCCCGCTGGGTGAATAATATCCCTAGCGTGCTGGGGGGTCGTAAGGCCGAGGAGATGAACCTCGATTTCTTCAACTCCGGGGGGTTACCTCCGGCTATGGTTATCATTCAAGGCGGTTCCCTGTCGGGGCAGGCCCGTAAGGATCTGACGAGCTACTTGGCCGCACCGGCTAAGAACAAGCAGCGCGGAGTCCTGTTCGAAGTGTTCTCCACCTCTGGCGAGATCGGAAAGTCCGGTGGCGTGCAGGTGAAGGTCGAGCGCTTTGGCTCAGAGAAGCAGAGCGATGCTATGTTCATGAAGTACGACGAACGTACCCGCGAACACATCCGCGTAGCTTTCCGCCTTCCCCCCCTATTCCTAGGCCTATCTGAGGATTACAACTTCGCCACCGCATACACCGCGTACATCGTGGCCGAGGCTCAGGTATTCGCCCCCGAGAGAACGGAATTCGACGAGGCAATTAATGTCAAGATTATGAAGGAGTTAGCTCCGGACTACGTCTTCAGATCCCTGCCTATCTCCGTCACTGACGTAGAGCAGCAGCTCAAGGCTATGGGTATGGTGAAGGACTTTTCTGAGAAGGAAGACTGGGTCAAAGGTATCAACGACATCGCCAGCATCGAGACCATCTACGAGGAGCCTGAGCCTGTGGAGGTCGCTGCCCCAGTATTCGACAACCTCAAGAAGGCGGCTACGATACTAGAGAACGATAAGATTGTAAAAGTATCCGACACATTCCTCTCGGACCTCTGCAAAGACTGGGCCGACTACTCTACCGGCGCCCGCGAGTTTAGCGAGGACTCGGTGAGTGCTATGCGAGGCGTGATCGCCAGCATGGACGAGCCGGTCAAAGAGCTTATGAAGTCCCACATGGCCACGCATTTCGCGGCAGACACCCCGGACACCGAGGGGCCTGCCAGCAAGTTCCTAGCTGACGCGTCCCTCGTAGATGGATAAGGATCAGCGGCACGCCGCGTTCGTAGATCTGGAAGAGGGCCTGATCAAGACTATGGGCAATGCGTGGCTGCGGGAGTGGGCACCTCTGGCCAAGAAGATCACCAAGGCCGTCAGCGATAACGATTTCGATAAGGCTCACGCCCTAGTCGACGAGATCGATCCCGCCCCTGTCTTCGAAAGAAGTCGTAAGCGCCTGAATACATTCGGAAAAGCCTCCATGCTTATGGGGGCGGATGAAGTATCCCCCGAGGGTAATCAGGTGGCAGGCAACCCTAGAACCGATCTTATATCCAACGCGATGACCCAGTTGGACATTATGTTCGTGCGCAACGCTACCCAAGTGCTGCGCCAGCAGGCCCATAATGAGGTCACTAAGTCCGAGCAGGAGAAGGGCGGCGGGACAGATACCCTACTGACCAAGGCCGGTGACGTTGTATCGGTGGACAGTCGCACCCGCGTTAAGCTCAATGTGCTGGGTAAGTCGTACTTCGCCCTAGGCGCCTCGATGCACCTTAACCGGCTGAGATCGTTAGGATTCCTGCACGAGGCTGTGCTCAAGGGGTCGAGCCAGTACCAGATTGACGCAGTCCGGGACAACCGGACATCCGACATATGTAACGCCCTGCACGGGAAGATCTTCAGTGTTGAGGAGGGGTTGACTAAGATAGAGCAGTCCCTAGGGGCCGCAGATCCGGATAGCCTGAAGAGTATCCAACCGTGGCCCAAGGCAAATAAAGACAATGTGCAATTAATTTCGCGCGCAAGTTCCGCAGATCTTAGCAATATGGGCTTGGCACTACCCCCGTACCACCCGCTGTGCCGGACGGTAATCACCCTGATTAACAGTAACCTAGATGTGGAGTTCACCCCCGCAGATTCCGGGTCCCTGATGAACGCGGGCCTATCATTCCTAGGCGGGGCAGCCCTTGCTCAAGCCTTATTTGGGCAATTAATTTCCGAAGATCAGCCCGATATTATCCCAGACGAGGACCTTTTTCAAGACGTAGGGTAAGTTCTTGTATTTGACGCTGTTTTTTGAAAGTCCTAGGATGGCTTGATGAAGCAGCACTCCGCACTTATTTCTAAGGTTGATCAAGCCCGCCAGATTGTCTACGCGGAAGTCTACATCCCGATGGTTCCAGATAGCCACGGGGACTTCATGCAAGCGGATGAAATCGAAAAGGCCGCGCACGATTTCCTGAAAAGCGGCAAAATTAATGCCGTGGACACGGAGCACGACCTCCAGAAGAACGGCTCAGCCGTCATCGAATCATTCATCGCCCGCGAAGGAGACCCAGACTTTATTAAGGGGGCTTGGGTCGTCGGTATCCACATCACGGATGATGTCATCTGGGACCAAGTGATAAAGCAAGAGCTTAACGGATTCTCTATGTACGGCCAAGGTATCCGTACGGAGAAGGTCCTAGAGATTGAGATCCCTGACGATGGGATTATCAAAGGCGACACCGGCACCGCCGGGATCGTGGATCACACGCACCAGTACAAGATCCAATACAGCAAGACTGGTGAATTCCTAGGCGGGGAGACTACCCCACACCCCACGGACGGCCACGTGCACACGATCACGCAAGGCACCATCACTAATCCGGCGGGCGGGGACGACCACGTCCATAAATTCAGCTTCTTGGAGGCCTTCAATGATAGTTAAAGTAGCTGGCGCGGAGATTACCGACGCCAAGATCGATTTTATTTCCCTTGTGAGTCGCGGCGCTAACCTCAGCCCCTTCAAGATCATCAAGGCTGAAGACGTTAAGCCTGCCACTGCGGTGGACAAGTTTAAGCAGTCTATCCATAAGACCCCCGACCCAGCAGTGACCGTAGTCATCGCCGACAACGACAAGGCCGACCAAGTTAAAGTCGCCATCGAAAAGTCCGGCATGTCTGTTGCTGACGTGGAAGTTGTGGGGGACGTGACCCTATTCAAACAGGAAGGCTACGACGCAGACGCCGAACCCGGCTCTATGCTCTGCGTGGGCGACAATGTGGGTGTCGGCTTCGACCGCGTCTTCAAGCACTTCACTGCCTACCCCGACAGCGACAAGTTCGAGGATCAGGTGAGCGGCGCTAACTTCTTCCCCAGCATTCACCAAGCCTCTGAAGCCCTGATGGATACCCTGTACATGGTTATGTATGGGGACAACGACCGCAGCGCATCAGTGGAGAAAGTTGCCGACGCCGTCAAGGCATTTGGCACGTACGTAACCGGGCAGGTATCGAATTTGCCCGAAACAGTCCTTAAGCTAGAAGGTGAGTTGAATCAAACACTTGAAAGCACTAAGGTAGACGACTCAACACAATCGGACACTTCAGGAGACAACCAAATGACCGATAAAGTCCAAAAAGAGGCAGTGCCGGGAGACCTAGACGGGCTAAGCCTCGAAGATACCCCAACTGTTGACGCATCGGCACCTGAAGGCGCCGAAGTCGAAAAAGCTTACAAGACGGGCAAGAAAAAAGTCAAGAAAGGCGACGACGTCGTAGAAGTCGAGTACCAATACGAACTCGATGCTGACGGCAACGAAATCTTCCTTTCGTTCGTAGAGAAGCAGGAAGATGCTCCTGTCGCAACGGACAAGGCGGCAGCAACCGGCGAAGAAGCAGCTCCGGAAGTAACCGAAGCTAAGGTCGAGAAGAGCCTTACTGCTGAAGATCTGCAAGCCGCACTGTCTGCGTCGCTGAAAGACGCCCTTGCACCACTCAATGATCGCCTCGATGCGGTTGAAAAGGGGACGGCGGAGGCCGTTGCCAAAGCAGAAAGTACTGTTATTCATGTGAATGACGGTGATCTTGACCAGTCGCTCAGCCACCTAGGCGACTCACCAGCACGAATCACAAAGTCCGAGACCTCAGAGAACCTGTGGGCCGGTACTCTGGATTTTAACACGTAAGTTACGGCTATCAGGAGACAATGATGAGTAACAAAGCAATTCTACAGAAGGCCGATATGGCCGTGGCCGACCTTACCGCTAATGGTGGCCTACTTAACTCCGAGCAGAGCGACAGCTTCATCCGGAAACTTTTGACCCCCGTGTCGATGCTTCAGAACGTCCGCCGTGTCGTGATGAACTCACCAGAGGCTAAAGTGAACAAGATTCAGTTCGCTAACCGTATCATGCGTCCTGCCCCGGCAGCGCAGACGGTCGGCAACTACCTTGATGCTAGCGACCGTAGCAAGCCTACAACCAGCCAGATCACGCTGAACTCGAAAGAAGTCATCGCAGAAGTCCACCTTCCGTACGACGTCATCGAAGACAACATCGAGCGTGGTAACATCGGCCTGCACCGCGAAACCAGCGGTACGGATTCGAGCGGGGGTATCAAGGATACGATCATGACCCTGATCGCCGAACGCGCTCTTCTTGACATCGAAGAACTGGCCCTTCTGGGTGATACGGCCAGCGGCGACGCTTGGCTGGCACTGGAAGACGGCTGGCTCAAGCGCATGAACGCGAACATCACGGACGCCGCCGGTGCCCCGATTTCTCGTCAGCTCCTGACTCAAGGTATGAAGGACCTGCCTGTTGCGTATCGCCGTAACCGTGCACGCCTTGCACACTACACGTCGACCGAGAACGAGATCGATTACCGCGAAACGATTGCCCAGCGCGAAACCGCTACGGGCGACTCGATGACCAGCAGCACTGTTCCAGTGTTCGGCGCCGGTGCTCCAGTTCGCGGTGTTGGCCTGATGCCTTCGACCACGGGCCTCCTGACGGACCCACAAAACCTGCTGTTCGGCATCCAACGCCAGATTCAGGTTGAAACGGACAAAGACATCCGCGCTCGCGCAATGATCATCGTCCTGACAGCCCGTCTGGCTTTCCAAGTGGAAGAAGTCGAAGCTGGCGTGAAGTACACAAACTTCGGGTAATCAATACCCTACAGCCTAAAACTTGATTTTGGGCGAGTAAATGCTGATAATCCTCTGTAGGCCCTGCGCTTGCAGGGGATTATTACTTTATGAGGATACAAATGGCTAAGCAAAAAATTGCCCTAGTCGGCGCTAACACCTACTCGTACAAAAAGCAGCAGTTCGCGAAGGGTAAAATCTACCTAGTTAGCGAGGAGCGGGCATCCGTGCTCCTCGACCGCACCGACGAAGTTACCGGCCAGAACTACTTTGAATCCGTAGTCACCGAGAGTCGC